AACTCTGTCAGTTCAACGGGTCGCTTCGAACCAATCTGTTCCGCAAGGTACTGGCCTGACTCTTCCGGTGCTTCGGTCAATGACCCGTAAGTCACACCTTTGCCCAGTCGTGTCCACAAGCTGGCACCAGTGGCGGCCAAGCCCTCTCCCAACGCGCCGGTAGGGAAGGCGATTGCTCCCGCTATGGCGGCAGCGTAGTAGGCGGAGCGTGTGGCCTCATCCGTGGCATCCTTGAGGGACATGCCTTCGGCTTTGGAATCTTCCAGCACTCGCTCGTACACCGTGCGGTAGGTGTCAGCGGAGATATAGGCAGAGTTGGCAGCACCCAGTGAGCCAGCCTTGGCCAGCTTAGTGAACCGCGTGTCGCCAGCGGCGTCCACCTTGGTCAGCATCTTCTCTAGTTTCTTAACCTTACCCAATCCACGCAGTCCCAGCTTGGCACCAGTAACAATGGCACCGCCGGGGGAGATAGATTCGAACGCAAGGTTGGCTACCTGTCGTAACGACGGCCAGTCGAACTCAATGCCGCCGTCCTCATTGCGGGAGAAGATGCGCTTATGCAGGCTGGGCTTCATCCAGTCAGGCACGGACTCGCGCAAGTCGTTAGCTGTGTTCTCCAGTGCGTCCGCTATGGGCTTGGTGAACTGTGCGGGGCCATCAACTAATCCAGTGAGCAGGCTGATTGTATCCAGTAGGCCAGCACCCACGGCTTTGACTGCCCACTCACCCTCATCGGCCAGTCTTGCTGCGCCGGTGGGCTTCATCCCTTCGCCTGCCAGTTGATCACGCGCTTGCATCAGGGCTGGCATGTTCTGTGACTGGTCACGTATCTCCCGCAGCCTGTCCTCGGTGGATGCTTTCAGTGTACGCGCCGTGTCCGTGATGTCACGGGTGATAGGGGTACCGTTCTTGGCTCCTTCAAACAGCGAAGAGATACGCTTCACATAGTTCTGTGTCTCTCCGGGCAAGTCAGCTTCAATCCCACCCGCCTTCAACCACTTCTGCGTGTCACCGTGGCCATTGTTGTAAGCGATCAATGCCATCTTGGTGTCACCACCGTAGTAGTCGATCAGTCCCTTGAGGTAGCGTGCGCCAAAGGCGATGTTCTTCTCAGGGTCAGCCCGATCTTCTGGCTTCATGGCGGGGGTGTGGAACCCCGGCTGCTGCACCGTGTTTTCCATCAACTGCATCATACCCACGGCACCCACTCGACTGACTGCTGCCGGGTCGAAGCCGCTCTCCTGCTTGATTACTGCACGCAGGAAGTCGGGGTGCAGGCCGTTGGTCTGCGCTTCCCGTTCAATGATGCTGTCTAAACCGTCCATAACTACCAGCCACCGCCGCCTTGTGGTTGTGGGTTGTTGTCCATCAGTGGGCCGTTCACATTACCCAACCGCTGCTGTCTAATACGTTCAGCTTCCTGTGCCACGGGGTCGCCCACGGCAAAATTTCTCACTGCACCTGCTGCGCCTTTGACGGGATTTTTAATCCAGTTGTCCCACGCGTCGAACACGGGAGTGAACATGGCGCGGCTGGCTTGGCCGTACCCTTCGGAAGAAAACAGTCCTACCTCTTTACCTATACGCTGGCGCGGCAGGTTGGGGTCTACTGTCGGCCCGTTGTCGGTAACTGCCCCCATCAACGACGTGTCGGTAGGCGCGGCTTCCGGTTCGGCCACTGGCTCCGGTGCTGTCTCTGCCATGAAGTCATACAGTTCGGGCATCGTATTGATCACGTCATGTGGGGTCATTTCCGTGGCCATGTCGGGGAACCGCTTAACCATTTGGTTCCAGTCCCGCGCACCAGCAACAGCCAACCGCTTAACCTTGCGGATGATGTCCTCTGCAGTGTCTGGCTCCATGCCACCGTAGGCTTGAGCGAACGTCTGCAGTTTGGCTGCCGCCTCTGCGATTTCATCCTCGTTCGCCAACTGTAACTGCTCCATGTCCAACCCTTTAACAAACTGTCCAAAGATGGCGCGTGCCTGATTCGCTGGCAGATCACGGGTGATGGCCTGCATACGCTTCTCCATCTGCGACTGGAAATTTTCCTGTGCTGCCATGAACGCCGTGTTGTCCGCATTGCGTACCATACCTTGGCGGTACTGATCATTGGACTTCTGCTCGTCCCGCATAATGCCCAGCTTCTGCGTCTCAAGTTCTTTCAAACTGTTGAGTCGCTGCTGTTCCATCTTGTACTGAAAGTGCTTGTCGACACCTTCGCCTGCAGCCATCAAGCCTTTGCCAAGGGCGTTACTTATTGCGATGCTACCCATTGTTATCTCCCATCAGCGGTGCCGGGGCGGGATTCAGCCCTGCCCTGATTGCGCCAGTCAACGGCTTGCGTTGTCCTGTGGTCTGTTCATTGCCGCGTCGCATCATATCGTCCACATTCAGCCCATCCTGATCGGCACGGTTGTTCACGTAGCCAAACGCCTTGTCAGCGGTACCATCCTGCATCATCCCACGTAGCATGACGCTGGCTTCTTCACGATTTTCAGGCGTATCTTCTACCTGTTCGCCGTGCAAGGTGATGGCACGCATCATGGCGTCTTCACGGACACGCTGCATGTTGGAATTCTCAGCGAAGCCGGGGTTAATCCGTTCCATCATTTCAATCTGCATGTCGATAATCTCGGCAGCCAAACCCACGGCGAAGTCCATGCCAATATCCATGGCCATACCGTCCTGCTTGTGACGTTCGATGATGCCCCGTGACACCTTGTAGGTGATAGCGGCGATTGTCTCCGACGTGTTGGTAGAGTTACGTAGCTGTTCCACCACTTGTGTCCGGGCTTTGCCGTGGATATAGTCCACTGCCTCCGCCACCATCTGGTCGAGCAGATCACGCTGTGCCTGCGGTGGGGCACCTACATTGTTTGGCTGTTCCATGTTCCTCTCCTACCCCCAATTACCAAAGGACTGCAGCTTCCACTTGTCGACTGCAGGCATGAGGGAAAAATTATCCTGTTGTCGCGTGGCGTTTCTGCGCGGGTCACCCGGCATCATCGTGTTAGCGTCGCCTGACCCTGTACTGCCCAGCATCTGTTTCGGATTGTATGCCACCCCGCCAAACTGTCCGGCGTCACGGCTCTGTCCCGGCATGTTGCTGGCCATCAGGGATACGTTCTTGGCCTGTGGTCGATTAGCCTGCTTGGACGACAGTGCACTGGCTTGTGCTTCGGCACTGGCGGGGCCACCACCTACGGGCTGCATGACAGCCCCTTCAAACAGGTAGTTCTCCACACCATCTGAGCGGCCACCACGTTCCTCCGTCGGTACGCCCCACGCGGCTTTGGGTATATTCTGCGCCAGTCGTTCCTCAATGGCCTTGCCTTCGGCGTAACCAGAAGCAACGGCACCTGCGGCAGTCAATCCTGTCTGGAGTAACATGGCTTTGCCGGTGGACATACCTGCCCCACCTGCGGCTACGGCTGCTTCTTCTGCGGCGGCACCCTTGATCACGCCTGCGCCCACTTTCGCACCTGCGGCCTCGGCCTCTGCGGCTGTCAGACCCTGCGCGATACCTGCGTTTGCTGTGTTAATGGCAGCGGATGACGGAGCCACGCCCAAGGCTGCGGCGTTGGCAGCATACTCGCCACCAGTAACGCCCAGTCCCAAGCCGGAACCGCCCCAACCTGCAGCGGCACCCAGTCCCATACCCTGCACACCACCTGCAGTGGCAGCGGCACCTGACGCACCTGAACCAATACTCATGGAGCCAGCGGTAGCCGTCACGCCTGCCCACATGGTGGAGCCAACGGCGGACATTAAGCCCTCGGCAGCCATCACCTCCGCGAAGGCAGCCCAGCCAACTGTTGCAATGCCTGCGGTGAACACGATGGCGGCGACCATAACAATCTCCACCCAGTATTCCTTGACGAACTCCCAAATTTTCTTCAACGCTTTCTTGATAAACGACATGATTAACCTTCCTGTTCTAGCCACTTGATGAACGACGTGCCAATTCGTTCCAATCCGGCGGCCTCATAAAACCGTTCTATCCGCCCTTCCGGGTCAGACGTGGCGATAGTCATGATCATGCAAGCTGCTGCATGGTTGCGTGCCCATTTCTCAAACTCTCGTATCAACTGCAGTCCACCCTTGTGGGCCACAAAATGTACATCGGTGGCGTACCGCGTCTTGCCAAAGATCATCTGGTCGGTAGCGGCTATGAGGAAGCCCACTACCTTGCCTTCGTCCCTTGCCACCAACACGTCGTACCCCTGCGTCCTTACTGTCGACACGATGTTCTTGCGAAACGTGTCCACCACGAACGGTACTCGCTCCCACCCGGATGACTCCTTGTGGAATTTCTTTCCAAAGACAACGATGTCATTCACGTCTTCGTATCTGGCGCAGTAAACCTTGGTCATAATACTGGTGGCAATGCGTCCATAGTTGTGGACATACTCGGATAAGCCACACTGGAATAACTCTGACCAAACCGCTGGTTCAGGTCGCTGTAATACTGATCGGACAATAACTGGTTGCGAGGCAGGCCACTCTTAGAATCTCTGCCGCCCACAAAACTGTCGCGTCCGTTGTATGGGTCACCTCCCCACTCGTCGCCGCCGTCACCCGGCCCTCTGTTGCCGGGGCCGCGTCCACCACCTGTATCCGGCGGTGCCGGTGCGGGTTGTGATTGGGTAATATCGCCAGTCTGCGGGTCGTACTGCGGCAAACCTGCTGGCGGATTCCATGGTTGGCCTTCCATGTCGTCGAACACGCGATTAGCGTTGGCTGCTGCCGCACGCTGCTCGGATGCTGTGAGGTTCGGGTTGCCGTAAATGTCGGCCAACACCTGTGCACGTGCCTGCTCTCGGTTCATACCAATACTGGCGTATGCCTGCAGTTCTGACTGTGCCCATGCCAACGAGTTGGAGCGGATGTTCTCTGCTGACGTCCAGTCGCGGTTCTCTTGGTTCTCTTCGCCCTGCCAGTCACGTTGCGCCGCACTCTCGTCGGTCTGCCAGTTACGCTGATCTTGATTCATCAGAGACTGACCCTGCAACTGCAGTGCTGTGTTGTCCAATGCGCCGGTCAACTGACCAGCGGCAATGTTAGCCTGCGTCGTCAACTGAGAATTATTCAGTTCCGCTTGGTTCTTGGCGGCGAGCGATTCCCTTGCTGCCTGCATGTGCGCATCAGCACCTTGCAAGGCAAACGGTTGGGCATGACTGACCATGCTGCCGTGTGCGGCACCGATGGCCATGTTGCTATTCATCAAGCCCCGTGAGCCTGCCTGCGCCTGACCCATCGCGGAAGCCTGTCGCATGAGCGGACTGTTTGAGTCCAGCATCTGCTGTAGGTGCCACGCCGACATTTCATTACCCTGTGCATCACGGCCAAAGCCTTCCGCGCTGCCTGCGGCAATGTTGTACCGCTTGCCAAACATATCCAAGTCGCCAATCCCCTGCGTAGCGTTGGCTTGCGAGTACGCCTGCTGTGGGTCTGCAGGCGGCGGGTCGACGGGTGTGCCGTCTGGATTATATTGAATGTCGACGGGGGGCTGGTTGGCCGTCTCGTCGAAAATCCACGGGGGCGTACCACCCGGCCAAGCTGTGCCCGGAGGGTAATATGTGCCGCCGGGGCTGGTTACTCCACCACCATTATCTGCTGCCATAAATCACCTGTTAATCCTGATAGGTTGATCATCCACAAACGTAAACATCTGGATGATGTGTGGAAATTCTGTTGCCGACTGGTGGTCAACTGACAATGACACCGCAAATCCTCGGCCTGACAAACGACACTTGGCGTAGTACGCCCTGCCCTGATCAGACGGCACGTGCTCCAGACTCCCAAAGGGTGCTGGCTCGTACGGCATAACAGGATTATCCAACTCTTCGTAGTTCACTGCACGTGAAATTTTCAAACTCGCTGCTCCTGCAGCCTTACCGTGCATGTGGACTATGTTCCATTTGTGCGCTGCGTACGGTGCTTCACCGAAGTGGTAGGAGCACGTGAAGAACGCCTGTATTTCGAACCCATCGAAGCTGTTGCCTCGGTCAAGTTCGTACACGTAACTGGCCTCCGCCGACATGTCGACATCAAACCTGTCCTCTGCCGACACGAAGACACGATCTTGGCCGCCGGTGGTCACACCAGAAGCTGTCGCAAATACCTTCATGTACTTATTGGTGGTGCCTCCCAACCAGTAGCGTTGGATTGTATTCTGCGGTTGTATTTCCTGACCCACCAGCGTGCACGTCAACACGTAGCCGTCAGCGAAGAACAGTCGGTACTGATTCTTGTTACGCACCACCACACTGTGCACCACTTTTTCGTCTGTCGTCTCGACACCAGACTTGCGTTGCAGGCGACCCACCAACCATGGCGTCACGTCGTAGCTGAGTGGCCGTGTGCCGAAGTCACCATACTGCTCCAGTGCATCAAGCGTGCTGATACCACGGAAGTCTGCGTAGATGGGCCGGTTGCCAATGTTCTGAACGGTGTACTCAATGGCACCTGAGTTCGGGCTGATCACTTCCTGTCGGATACCTGCGCCGTCTGAATCCAAGGCCGCACCATGCAACACGCCGATGGACGACTCGGTGAACACTGCCATGGCGATACCGTTCAACGGCAGCAAGCCCGTGACACGATCACCAAACCCGTGTGTGGATGCCAGTGTGATTGGGTCGAAGGACAGTGGGTCGTCCACGCTGGATACGTACACCTCACCCCACGCAAAGCCCAAGGCCAATCGTGTCTGGTGTGCCGCAACATGTCGTGGCTTATCCCGTTCCTCACCCACGCCGGTGTCGATGAAGTCCAGCGTCTGGCCGTTGTAATAGAACGCACGGCCTGCACCACTCACACCGTAGATGGCATTGAGTTCTTCGCTGGCGAAAAAGTTGTAGGAAATAAATTGGTAGCGACTGGCATTGTCTTCCAGTAACTTTGACCCCGGCAACAGGGGGAAGTTGATGTCTGACGTCAAGATGCCAATGAGATTACCTGTGTTGCCTGCGCCTGTCATGATGCGCATACCCACATTAAAGTTGGGACTCGACCAGTCGAACAACTGTAGGTACCCCTCCCCGGTACCGTCCCATGCGCCTGTGGATAAGTTTGCTTTACGCACTTGTATCCAACCCACGTCGCTTGTTGTCGCCGTGTCGTAGACGTAGAGCCGCTGTTCCGCCGTGTTGGTATTGTAGTAAACGATGACCTTGACGCAGTTGATGTCAATGTCACAGAAGTGGCCGCGAGCGTACATGAAAAATTTGAAGTCGACGGAGTTGACCAGTTCTGGTGTAAGGTTCTCGCCCCACTTGCTGTTCTGGCCGCCCACCGTGTAATCGTTATACCCGCCAGTATTGTCCACCCGCACAGTTGCGCGAATGTACTGACCGCTGGGGGCTTTATGCAGGATGTACAGCGTGCCGCCGTCATCCGCGCCAATCGTGTTGGCCTTGGCATTGATCACCACTTCAATGCCGGTGACCACATCTTCGTTTCGAAGCTGGGTCTTGAATCCGTTGAGGTGCACAGTTTCTGATTGCTTGCGCGAGTACGTACTACGCGCCCAGCTTGTGCCCATATTCGTCACACCCGCGTCGTCCGTCTCAAACGGAGTCGGGTCGTTGGCGGACGCCGTGCCTGTCCAATCAATACGGTATGACCGTGGCGTCGGGATGGACGTGATTGTGGGTAGCTTGTTGCCTGTGTTAGCTGGCGTAGCTGCCGCTGTTGTGGGGTCAGTCGTGCCGTTGTCGATGTCGACGCGTCGACCTACCCATGCCTTCTGCCAACCCGTCGTGCTGGATTCCCACAAGGATGCCGTTTCTGCCTGCGTGGCCACGGTACCTACCGTCAGCACATCTTGCAGGTAGGGTTCGAAGATTTCCTCTGCCGTGAACGAGCCGGTCTTGCCTGCCTCGTCGTTGGTTACGTTCTCCGCTGCGGTGAACTCACCATCGGTCAGCGTTACCTGCGACTCAAGCAGCATAACGCCCTCGGCGTTGCCTGAATCGAACGCGCCGTTACGCACCTCAATGAACCTGACGACTGCGGCGTAGCTGGAGGTGTCGCCTGACACGTCGTCGCCTACGTCCACCGTACCGTCACCGTCTTCAAATCGGATGGCAAGTGCCGCCGTGCAGTTGTCTGTTGCGCTTACGTCAAACCCGTCGGCAGTCATGGCGTGGACTGACAACGTGTCGGTGTCCGGGTCGTAGTCGACTATCTCACCAAGCTGGCTGGTGGGGGAAATAAGGAAGCCACCTACTTTGGGTGCCCAGTCCGTGCTGTCGTCTGTGAACGTAAACACCCGCGAGTCGCGGACAGCGTACAACTTATCTTCATGGAAGTGCATCCCCACGACGCTGCCAGTTCCCGGCACTGGGTCAACTTCCGTGCGTAGGGTTCCAGCGAAGCTATCAAGTGCGGCGAGGTAGTCTTGATGCGTAGCGTAGTAGTCGGTGATTTTTCGTATGTCTTGGGTGGCGGTGTCAACGACAAAGCTGGCCCCCGATGTATCGCCCGTAATGGTGGCCCCATCTGGCGGCACGGAGGTTGTAGCCCGGAAGACAATGAACAACCCTTTATGAGTCCCCGCGTCTTCAACTTGCACCAGCACACCTGATTCGCTGGTGCGGTCATCTTTTGTCCAAGTTAATGTTTCTACTGGTGTGAAGGTGCCGGTGATGTCAGCGTTGGGCATGTAGTAACGCCAAGCGTTTGTTGACGACGGGTTGGTCTGACCGTCGAACCTCTCCAACCCGTCGATACGGGCGAGGCCACGACTGAAACCTACCTCATAGTTCAGACACTCGCGTATGCTCCCCGGCAATGCTGCTGGGGCGGCGCGTACAAGGTCTAATCCACCGTCAACTATTACGTGCTGCAACTACCTCACTCCCGGCATAGTGAACTCCCGCGTTTTTTCAATCCGCAGTTTGTTCAACATCCGCCGGTAGCTTTTGAAGGCACGCTTGTACTGACGATCACTTTCGTCAAACCCTGCGTATTCCACCATGGCCCAATAAACGATGAGCATGTGGAACTTATCCGGCAAACCTGTTGGTGTGTCCGAATCTGCGCCTAGCGTCTGCGGGAGCAGACGGTATTCGAATTCGATATTCCAATTATTATCTGGTGGGGCTGCTTCGATAGACAGACACCCATCAGGTTGTAAACTGTACCAGTACGGCTGGCCCTTCTCACTTATGTACCTGTCTCGGTCACCGTAGAAATGCTCCGGCGGGACATAGTACATGGGCTGCTTCACCAGCGGGGAGGTGGAACCATCCACCACCCAAATATATCTGTGGTCAACATTCGCTACAAACGGACGGATGCCGTCATACTGATCGGTACCCGTGGCGTCTTCCACCGCCTGTCGTATGTCGTAACTTGTCTGACCTTGGAGCAAGGCTACCTGCTCCGTGGCAATCATGAACTCCCAGTTGGGCTGATCATTCTGAATTTCCAACCAAGCCTGCGTAATCCACTGGGTCATACGCAGGATGTGTTCAGTTGACTCCCCGTAAGAAGTTGGCGGTACCGTCAGTACGGAAGTAATCTTGCTTGATAACTCCGCGCCCGTCTCAGTCGCCAACCGCTTTACGAGGGTCAAATAGTCCATGGTTTACGCCGCTTCTTTCTTCTTCTTCGGTGTCCGGGCCAGCGGGTGTGCCAGTCCAGCCCCTAAACCAATCGTACTGCAGATACGACGTTTGTAGTCAGCCATCTTGTAGGTACGCACATTGTCCTGTGTCAATGGCACCTTCAACATACGGCACATGTCCTTGAACTGTTGCAAGCTGTAGCCATCATAGCTGTCAGTCTTGTGGTGCATCCAGCGGAACTGTTCGTGCATGTCGCGTGGCAAATGCGCAGTTTCGGGGTCGTCGCCCAAGTCGCTGAACATAAAGCGTTGGGAATTCACCCACACTTCTTCGTAATAAATACGCCCGTCTTCGTCCACCCGACGCTTGCGTATCAAACGCTGGCCGCGTGTCGTTTCGTCCAGAATGTTCCAGATAGGAAACGGGATGGCGCACTCTTCACCAAACGGAATGTAACAATGTAAGTCTGCCCACGCAAAAAATTGCGGGAACGTAGACACGTGGTCGGCAGCCCGGTGAAGGACAATGCGACGTCGCCGTCCCTGCCATTTACCCTGTGCCTTGAGGTTGAGTGAGGTCAACTCGTCTACGTCCAAGTCCTCACCTTCGAAGGCCGGTGCCGACTTGTCGTCACCAGTGCCGCCTGCCAGCAACTCGGTGTACCGGCCAAGCTGCTCTAGCAACTTCTTGCGGAGGGCCTTGGCGTTATTTTGTGGCAGGTATTCCACCCCCAGTACATCGCAAAACACGACAAGTTCGTCGCGCTCACAATGTTCGAAGTCGTTTTCTGCAGCAGTTTTTAAATCCATTATTCGTAACTCCCAGTGATTGAAGCGGTGAGGGGGAAACCCCCCTCACCTATGGTTGCGCTGAACCTTAACTTACGGGTTCAGTACAGACAGATCGTCCGTGGCAGCCACTTCGACCCGAACGCACCATGCGTCGTTCAGAATCATCTTCAAATCCCACCAGCGACACGCAACGTATGCACGTTGGTTAGTCGGGTCAGACTTGTCCGGGCCGTTCAAGACGTTAATCTTCACACCACCGTAGCCTTTCTTGCCTCCACCTTTCAGGTCGACTGCACCAAGCGCGTGCTTGCCACAAACCAGAATGGGATAGACGTCGGCGTCGGTACCGCTGTTTGACTTGACGTTCTCGGCGGTGATCGTGCCACCTGCGTCCAAGATCGGAGTCAGTTGCGGAGTGGTGAAAATGCGGACATTCTCCACCGCACCAAACTCGTACTCATTGACAGCCTTCTTACCACCATACTCGGCGGTAGTGCGGAAGCCAGACAGATTACGATAATCGGCGTGGAGGTCAGTGTGGGAGAAACCGTAGAACGCAGCTTCGATTGGGAAGGTGTTGTCCTGCAGTCCACCGCCACTGGCCATGGAGAATCGGGCAGCCTTCGCGGCCATCAAGGAACGCACTGCCGTCTGCAGGTCGCCCAAGCCAATCGGCGCGAGTACCTGATTACGGGCAGAAGCGGAACCTGAGTAGGTCACGTTGGTGCCTGCAATGAACGCTGCCCATGCGACTGCTTCCTTGGTGTTTGCAACCAGATCAGCGAGCACGTCGGCTGAGTCTTTGACGGCATCGTCTTCGCCCAGTTCTTTCATGCGGCTGGTGATTTCAAACACTTCGGCGTATTCGCCCAGCGTACCTGAGACGTCCTCGTAAGCGACACCACGGCTGGCCGGGGTAACGCCTTCCGTCACCACCGTAGTGGAGACTGCAGGATTCACAGCACGCCGGAACGTAATCGTCTCGGCTTTGTTCATTGGAATAAGTTTCTTATCGCAAGCGATGTCCAGAATCAGTTGTGGACGTGCGCGTTCAATAAGGTCGAGTTCGGCATACACGTTTGTGCGGTTGCCGGGGGCGGTTGGGGTGCCAGAATATGCACCGACACCGCCGTAATGGCGAGCAGTTGTACCCATGATATATCAATCCTTCATCGTGTGTGTTGTCGTTGTGCCTGCACGCGACGTTCAAACTCCTGCGCAAACATGTCCTCATCGGACATGTTTGCATCGGGGTCACCTTGCGGTATGCCCACACCACCACCCTGCGGGTCTGGATTCGGGGTCTGAATTAAAGTCTGTCGATGTGCCTGCGTTTGTTGCGCCGCTGCCTGTCGAGGGTCGGCCTGTGGGCCGGGAGCAGGGTTCTGTTGGAGGTTAGACAAGTAGGCAGCCTGCTTGTACGCGTCCAACACGTAGATACACTCGGCGGCTGCCGGAGACGCATCAAGCTGTTGGATGGGGACGGGTTGTCCTGCCAGCCATTGCTGATAGTCCGGCGTCTGACGTACCTGCATCCAATCGGGATGCGCAGTTGTCAGTTGGCCAAGTTCATCTTGTTGGTTGCGAACCGTTGACTGGCTCTGTACCTGTTCAAGCCCCTGAGAAATCTGTGTAAGCCTCTCACTCAGTTGCGCGATTTGTCCGGTTTGTGCCCCGAACAGGGCTTCGATGGCCTTCGCTTCTTCGGGGAACGCTTCCGCGTACTCCTTGAATTCCGGCAAGTCATGTATCTCTTGAGTTGCTGGCGTCGGCTGGGATTGACTGGCCTGTCCAGACGCCTGCGCTGGATTGGGTTGCCCATCTTGGGCAAGCCTACGCTGGAGTCTTTCGTTTTCCCTTTGTACCGGGGCAAGTCGTCCGTGTACATTGGAGTAGTCCCATTGAAGCTGGTTCAACTGACGCGCATTTGCGTCGAACTGCTGTTGAGCCGGTTCGGGAAGTTCTGCATACCAGTCGGGACGTTGTATCAACGAACCATCTGGTAGTAAATCATTCGGGTCTGGCTGTGCTGCAACAGGTGGGGGCTGTACGCCTTGGTCATCTACAAGTTGTGGTGCGCCTTGGTCATCTACGGGTTGTGGTGCGCCTTGGGCACCTTCTGGCTCCGGGGCTGCCTGTGCGCCTTGGGCACCTTCTGGCTCCGGGGCTGCCTGTGCGCCTTGGTCGCCTTCCGGCTCTGGCTCTACACCCGTGCGTCGATCAAATTCATCAGCGAACGCTTGCTCGTCGATTTCGTCTTGGGACAGGGGTGGCTGGTTGTCCAGTTCCTCTGCCATTTGTTCAGCCGGTCGACTCATCTGTTTCCTCTTGATTTATTAAGTCCACCACCGTGCGAAGTCCTTTGATCTGCCCTCTGAGATACTGAGTTTCCCCAAACTCTTTGTCGTGTTTCTCAAGTGTGTGGCGTTTGCCTTCCAGCTTATCCTCAAGCCAATTCAGCAATCCTTTACCACCAACAGTTCGTGGGTCAATAAACATAGGCGTTAATCATAACCTTACATTGCGTGTTTGGCCAGAACTTCTAGCCAAAAGTATCGTGTCCGCGTGACAAGTTAATTGCTTTCAGCCTGTCGCGGAACTCGTCCAGTCGCAGTGACGCAGCCTTGAAGTAATCGTCGGATGCCTGTGACCGCGAGAATTTCTCCATGTCAGCGCGGATTTTTTCATACGAGATATTCTCATCTGAGGCTACCCGCATCATCTGTGTCTGCGCACGCATGTTCTCTATCTGCATGTTGGCACCACGCTCCGCTTCCTTGTCCGCCAGTCGGGCGTACTCCAACTCCAGTTTCATATACTCGACTTCGGACATAGGTGCTGGCTGGCCTTCGCCGCCACCTTCGGCCTGCCGCACTTTCATTTCTATCTCGGCGGCCTGCGCGTTCTTTAGTCGTAAGTCGGCTTCGTGCATGGGGTCGGGCTGGGCGTTCTGCTGATCGCGTTCAATCTCTTCGGATGACTTGATCAACTGGGCAGTCGGGATGTCCATGAAGCCAAGGTACACGCGGTACAGTTCTTCCATCTGCAGCATGCCAGCCATGGTTGGGTCTTGGGCTGCCATCTGAATGAGCATTTGTGCGTGCTGTGCCTGCACTTCCTTGACCAGTAGATATGACGCGCCCCGCACTTCCACTTCGAAGTCACCCTTAATAGCAGGGTCATCGTCGTGCTGCATGAACCAGTCATACAGTCGGGGGAGCAGTCGGCCTGTGATGTTGTCGTCCCAGCTATGCGCTGCGGCACGCTGCACGATATTCTGTTGGTTCATGACGGCAGCCTTGCCGTCCATCTGCTGACCTACCTGCTGGGCTTCACCGCCGCCTGCCAACATAGGCAGATTGGTATTTTCGTCCGCGTTCTGTTTGGCCTGCTGGTACAGCGGCATGTTGGTATTGACAGTAGACGGAATCACCATCGTTTGAATGGCGTTCTGTATGTGCATGTCTTCGTCGTTGACGTACCACAACTTAGGCCCACGAATATGGAAGCTACCGTCGGCTGGCGTTACTACGCCTTTGAGAATAGCTATCTGTGGCCCTGCCGACACGGCGGCATTGTGGGTCATTGCGTCCCACATCATGTCAATGACGACTTGATCATCGCGCATGATGAACGGGACGCCGAAGCCGAACACGCTGGTTTCGTCTTCCTCGTAGCACCACACCTGATAAGGCAGTTCGGAATCAGCTTCCAACGGTGACAGGTTGATACGTACTACTTCGCCGTTAATGAACCACACCTCGCCATAGAACGACAGTAATGGATTCTCTTCCCCTTCCGGCATCAACCCGCTGGCTTGTAATACTTCAATGCCTATAGGCCCGTGATATTCCCACGTTGCCCAGCACTGTTCGTAGTGAGTGGCTTGTCCGCCGTCGCCAGTGATTGCTGCGCGTTGAGCGAGCATGCCGTCAACCGTGCCACGGGTGGGGCCAGCTTTAATTAAGTCGGCGGTAACCTTACGGTCAAAGCCGTGGGTCATCACCATCTTCTGCAACTGGGTCTTGGTGAATAGGTGCAGTTCGAACGCGTGTTCGCACTCTTCAATGCAGCGTGCGCGTTGAGGAAAGAACATCCATGGACTCACTCGCGCTACGGCTGGCTGCTTTTCAACCGTTGCTGACAACACCTCGACACTGGTGCCTTCTGTCTCCACCGTGTCGTACTTGCGCTTGATGCGGTTGCGAACGTATGGCCCTTTGATAATGCCAGTACCCAACTTGCAACCATCGTTGATTACGGCGCGGCCAATCTTGGCATACTGACTTTCTGACAGCGTGTCCTTGATTTTCCGACTCATCTTCCTGCACGCCCTGACGGCTACCTTCGAAGCAAGTAACTGCTCGTCGATGGGTGGCGGCTCCGGTGCTGGCTGACCTTCCTGCGGTGGCGGTATCTTGGCCATCATCGCTTCGTATTCGGCTTGCAGTGCGGGGATAGATACTTCCGGGTCTGGCGTGGGTCGCAGTCCCCAGTTGGGTGAGTTGGTTGGGAACAACATATCGCCAATGCGTGCCGACGCTATGCGGGTTTTGCTCCGCGTCTTATTGTCCTTCGGTGAACCGTCTGAGGCTCCCCGGTTATTACCCAATCCGGCCACCGTATCGGTCTTGGTGGTTGTGCCGCCACGACTGCCCCAGTATTGGGCTTCGTCCAACAGCATGCGGGTTTCGATGATGGTCTTGTGCGTTACACACTCGTCCTTACGTGCCTCTAGTTCCCCTCCCAAACGGGACAAGGTGTCGCGTCGCGCAGCCTCGCGTTCCACGTCATCGTCTGAGTAAGGCACCAATGCCTGTTCTGTTTTATCCGTCATTACGCGCTCCGTCCGAAGCGAAGTTCGACCACGTTGCCCGGTGCGTCGTGCATGCGGGTTTCGGCGTGGGTCTTCGCGTATTTTTGTATTCCTGTGATCAGGTAACGTGTGGCGTCCATAAGATCATCCTTCTTCTTGTGAACAACTCCGTTGGTTTTGCGGTGATAAGAACGATACTCGTCAAACCACATGCGCATGGAATCAAATACTTTGATTCGCCCCTCGGCCAACATTTCCTGCATCAGCATAATGCCGGACTCAACAGTGTCTGGCCCTTTGGCCGCCTTCTTGAGATTTAGGCCGTGCGTTTTCCTATATATGTCGAACATTCGTTTACCGTCCGACATGTTGGTGCCAGCCGTTTCCGATACCCCCGGCATCCAGATACCTCGCGCTGCAATAGCCGCTGCGTGGATAGCTGGCTCTGCCTTGGCACGCCGGTGCTCTGAGTACAAGTAGACGGTGGAGGTTTCCCTGTCCAATGCTCCCCACACGGCGGCAGTGGGGTGAGTCCAGCCAAAGTCAAGGCCAAACGCACGGGGCCAATGTTCTGGTATGGCCATGGGGCGTATCATCAACTCGCTTTCGTCAATGGTGTAGATGGCTCCCTCACCCAACTGAGGTTCACCATAGCGGCGTGCGCGAATCTCATGCGCGGAGTACCGCTTCATCATATCGTCGATCATTTCTTTTGTTAGGTGGGGACAGTCATCCCACCATATCTTGCACTGGTACACGCTACCGTTGCTTGCCCTGTCCAACAGGTCGGCAACAAGCGGCGTCTCTCCCTTCAAGGGGGTAAAGGAATTGATCACGGAACCGTGCGTGGTCATCGTACGCATTAGATTCTCTTTGTGGATGTCCAGCGGGGCTTCCTCATCCTCCCACACCCAATCCAATTCAGTAGCTTCAAACGCTTCGCGGCCCTGATCGTAAGACTTGAATCGCAGTAACGACCAGCCGCCGGACGCGTGCTTAACGGGCACCTCATCGAACAGCCCGGACGCGGCGCGTGAAGCGGTGCAGCGTTTGCGGTCAAGTAGATTGCCGGGAATGAACCCCGTGCCAAAACTACTACGGTCACCCAGCAGGATACGCTGCACGGAGTCACGCGTAATCTTACCGTCCTTACCGCAGGCGATACCGACGATGGGCTTACTGAATCTCTTTCCTCTCCACCAGTCGGGGTATTCGCCGGTCAGATGCAGAGTGGTTTCGAATCCTCCCAACCACGACTTGCCTGAACGGTTACCTCCAAAGACTACGCGCTCCCGGTTGTTTGCTCCCGCAGCCAAGAAGTCCATGTGTTTGAAATACTTGTCCCGTGCTATGGGGCCGGTAGCGGGGAACACGGTGTCGATCATGCGCAGGCGTGCACGCTGCGCTTTCAACTCCATCAAACGATAGAGTTCTAGTTTCGCGTCTTCCCAATCTTCGGGAATCGGAATTGCGCCGGTGCTAGTGTTTCCGATCTGATTTCGTTGTGTGCTCAAGTACCAGTCCTTTCGCTAAATTGGGATGCTTTTCAATCAGAGCCGCCATCCGTTCGTCGATCTGTGTTGAATCAAAACTATCCAGTCCACCCGCGCCGCCCAACTCCACGCGTTCCTTGAACATGGCCATGGTCTTACCCACCAACTCCAACGATTTCAACGCGGCATTGGCTTCAAATTTGAATTCCCCTATGGGTCGACCCTTCCTGTCATACACGGGTTCGATCTGTAGACAGCGTTCAGCGACGCGCACCAACTGCTCCAGTACCCACTCCGGGCCGAAGGCTGTGTTGTGTAGCATGGTGACAGGGGGAACCTGCATTATGCCCATGTCGCCGTCGGGTGCGGCGTTTGCCAGCAACTCGTCGTCAGTCGCATTGCTTACTCCCAACCCGTCCTCGGCAAGCTGCTCATTGATTTCTGCCAGCGTCTCCGGGGGCAGTAGCTGATCGTCACTGGCCACAATGGGGGTGGCTCGTATCCTGTCCAGCATTTCTGCTGTGCTGGCGCGGCCAAGGTCTACCTCTCGCTTGGCTGCCAAGATGTTCAGGTACGCGCTAATCTTGGGGATGTGTAGTAAAAGCTGTGGCGACTTCTCTTTGATGCCTGCGTCTCGCGCAGCTTCCATGACATTGCCCGTGTCCAGATACCTGTCGCAGAAGTTACGGTGTTCCTCGGTCAGACTCGCCAAGTTGCTGGCAAGATTCTTTCCGAAGCTACCGTAGTGCTCTATCAGCCACTGGTTGACAGGTTCGTCGTATTTATTCATGGGCTTATATTACGCATGTTACGATTTCGATTCCACTTAAATGTCCACGGCAGCTTGGACGCGCCACAAAGATGTGATGATATTATCCGTATGGGCTTTCTCTCTTATTTGCACGTCCATATCTACTGTGCTTACTCCTACACTGCTGCGCTGAATTTGGTATGTGGGGTTGGTGTCGCAACTTATCCACGTGGCCTCACCTGCGTTGATAGACAACGCGCTGGTGGGTAGTGGCGACGATGCGTTTTCATCCATCCACATTTCGTAATACTGACTGACTCCAGTTTCTGGTTTGTCTAAAAAATTCTGTGTTGTCGAAGACCCGTTGAGCAGAGTTTTATTTACTGTCCCGTTATCGTTCATGCCTATTGTGGCCTCGGCCTGAGTTGGCGACAACTCCGCATTTATAGCGGTAACGGCGGGATTTGTTACGCGTGTACGACCAATGACCGTCCACGTCCCGGTGATCTTACGGTATGCGCGGATGGGATATTCCCACGCACCGCTGACCTTCTGCCAACCAACACGACCAGCCCAACTACCAGTAACCTTTTCGTGCGCCCAAGTCATGATTCGAAATACACGTCTCCGTCTGCGCCCAAGCCTGCTGACGGCGTGCCGGAGCCAGAGTGGACTGTCACCCCCGTGTAGTCAGCACCAATGTCTCCCTGCGGCCCCTGTGCGCCTGCTGGCCCCTGTGCCCCCGTGTTGCCAGTAGAACCCTGCGGCCCCTGTGCGCCGGAACCACCCGTAGAACCTGTGCTGCCCGTGGTGCCTTGGTCGCCTTGGTCGCCCTGATTACCTTGTGCGCCGGTGGAGCCTGCCGCACCTGCAGCACCTTGGTCACCCTGATCACCTTGAACGCCTTGTGCGCCGGTGACGCCTTGAGTTCCCTGAAACCCTTGCGCACCTTGGTCGCCGTCGGCTGGGCCTTGGAACCCCTGCGTGCCTTGGTCGCCTTGTGCTCCGTCCGCACCTTGTACGCCTTGGTCGCCGTCGGCTGGGCCTTGGAACCCCTGCGTGCCTTGGTCGCCTTGGTCGCCCTGAGTTCCTTGGAACCCCTGCTCGCCTTGGTATCCCTGTGGGCCTATGTAGACCCCAAGGTCTGTGCCGCCCACAACGGCAGCTAATTTTTTCTGGCCCATTAGATCGCCACTCCGTTAATGTTCTTAATGCTGCCCCTCGCTAACCCAGTCACCGACTTAATGTCTAAATCGGCCACACCGTCCATTGACTTGAACGTGGCCGACCCTGCCACTGCTGTGTAGTCTACCTCTAATTCAAACGCATCTATCTCTAGGAAATAATTATCCGAAGCCATGGACTTGGCATGGGATGTTTGTGTCAGTGTAACTGTAGCCGCGTCATATTGTGCTTTGGTAAATCCCGTGCCTACAGCAATCGTCTTATCCGCGTACGTGGTGTCCCCGGAACCTCCCGTGACTACAAACGTAATGTCGTAGTTCGTAGCGTTCACCGTCAACCTGAATTGATACGTCGCGCCGTCGTCCGTCATGCTGCTGATGCGTGCACGCACGCGGAACGTGGCGGAAGTAACCGAATCAATTAGACTCGCCACATTGGTCAACGCCCACGCGGCGGAGTTAGCTGTCTGGTCGTTGATATTACTGTCGTTGACAGAGGCATCAGCCGCCGCAACAGTTTCGTTGATTAACGTGTAATCATTGGTGTTGAGTATTGTGGCCGGTGAGGCGTTGGCTGAAGGTACAAGTTTTTCAACTGGCATTTTCTACTCCGTACCCACACTCGCCGCAGTGTTTGCCTTTCGGCCAATCCTTACAGTTGATACCTATAGGCCCGAACACTGGCAACACGTCGGCCTTGTACTCTTTTGACTCCAACACGTCGTCCCAGTTGCCCAGCTTCCTGCGTAGGCCACACGCCCAACGTCGCCCTTCCACGGTATTCTCTTCCAGATGTGGACACGGCTTACTGTCGAGATAGCAACAGTGGTCGGGAGTGTTGCCCAAGCACCGCATTAGCTGGTATCAATCCAAAGGTCACCCGTGGACGGGGAACCCGGTGCCGAACTGGCGACAGTAACTTTCGTGCCGTCGATCTGTGTGATCTTCGGGTCGATGTAATCAAACACCACGGACATGTCCATGCGTTTCAATACGCCACCGTCTGACAGTTGTAATTCATCGGTGTCCGCCAGCCCCGACGTGAGGGCAGTCTGGCCGGTTATCTCCGACACGGTGTAGGAGTAGTTGTTCCAGTTGGAATTGTTGTTGAAGATGCTCAACGGGATGGTACTGATCTGCGTCTTGCGTGTCAGCGTGCCGTCAACCACCACAAGGTCATCCGTACTGATCAACGTGCCTGACGCAGAAAGTTCATTCAGGTCAAGGTTCCACGTCATCACATAGTTCGGGCCGGTGGTATCCGTCCAGTCAACATCAAGGCCTAAACCCGAAGTGAACTTCACTTCCTCCGCGTTATCCACGGTAACTACTGTGGTGTCGTCGTCCTCAATATTAAATGAGAAGTCCGCAGCACCAGATGTGCCTTGGAAGCCTTGAGTACCTTGGAAGCCTTGAGTACCTTGGAAGCCTTGGAATCCCTGATCGCCCTGATCACCCTGCGTGCCTTGGAAGCCTTGATCGCCTTTGTCAGCCACCAAATCCCAATACGTTGTCCACGACCCGCCCACTCCCGGCTCGTCTCCGGCAGCGGCTGTGTGTCCCAGCTTACAGATGTACGATGCGCCATCATTGCTGACGACTTCATCCAGCGCATACACCGTGGAGATTACCCACGCGCCGTCCCATATCATTCCTTTGTCGCCTTGGAAACCCTGCGTGCCTTGGAAGCCCTGAGTTCCCTGTGCACCAGTGT